CTCGACCTTCTAGGGGGCAATCGTGTTTGACGGGTACCTGAGCATCAACGGGGTGGAGGTGCTGAACGTGGCGAGGACTTACGCCTACGTCACCCAGCACCTTCCCGGAATCACGGTGCACTGCAATGCTGCGGCGCTGCGTGAGGGGCTGGGGCACGACGAGTACGTCAGCCCGCAGGACGACGGCGCACCGTGGTTTCAGGCTGACCGCACGGCGGCGGAACGCTTCTACGGGCTGATGCCGCTTGGGGCGCAGGGGGCTGACAATTCCACACGGCAGATGCGGGTGACGGAACTGATCGGTGATGGCGCGATCCACACCATGCCCCGGCACGGCTCGCGGGAGATTCGGGTTACCGCCGTCGCGCTCGCGGCTGACGGTGAATCGATGGCCGAGGGCCTAGCATGGCTCCGTGATGTCCTTGCCGGTGAGGACTGCTCAGACCCCTCGCAACTGGGCTGCACCGGCAAGGATGTCGTCATGTACTCAGCGGTGCCCACGGACATCGTTGAGGAAGAGAACTTCCGTCGGTACTTCTACGAGTCAGAGGTAACCGAGGGGCCGCTGGTCACTACGGAGTACCCTTCCAAGGTCGGCAAGATGGTGCTGGTCGAGTTCACCCTGACTGCTGGCAGGCCGTGGGCCTTCACCCGGACGACCTCTGTGGCAGCGCTGAACATGGACACCGCCCTGAACTTTCAGGACCCCGAGGGTGAGAACTGTGCGCCGACGAACCCGGCCTACGACAACTACGTGGATGACCCGTTCTTCACGGCCATCGCCCGCCCGCCGCAGCCGCCGGTCATCGCGCCGCCGAACGTCCTTGCCATCCACTCGTGGCGCAGGCTTACCGCACTGATTCCGCCGTACCTGACGCAGCGCTGGGGCAGGGTGATCCCGACGGTTACCGTGCAGACGACCAGTGCGGTGCAGTTTGTCCGCGTCCGCTTCTACCGCGAGGGCAACGGCTTGGATGGCTGTGACTACGACGGCGAGTTCCTCATCTCGTACATCCCGGCATCGGCGATCATGCGGCTTGATGCGCTCAGGCGCAGCGCCACGATCCAGCTTTCGGACGGGCGCGTGGTCCCGGCTGGGCACCTGCTGTTCGGTTCGGACGGCAGGCCGTTCCAGTGGCCTAGCCTCGGCTGCCAGTACACGTACACGATGACATCGGACATCATGCCCGGACAGTCCGGGGTTGTCGTCACGCTGGAAACGGCGGTGAGGGAGTAATGGCGCTCAGTTGCGTCACGCATACAGCGGAATTGTTCGACCGTGGCGGTAAGAAGAAGATCGGCTCCCTCGGGCCGCTGGCCCGGGTGCGCTGGGAGCGGCGACGGGACGACATCTCCGTGGCGCAGGTCTGGATTGCAACCGTAGACAAGACCTGCGCCGAAGTGCTCAGGCTGGCGGAAACCAACCGCACGGAACTGGTGATCTTCCGGGGCACCAAGCGCGTGTGGGAGGGGCCGCTCAACCGCATCGCCTACCAAGGCTCCTCCGTCGAGCTAGAGGCGAAGGACATGATGTACTACGTTCAGCGCACCATCATGCGCAACGAGTACGACAACCGGTACCCGAATGTTGGGCTGGTGCTGGACCGCATTGACCGCATCATGACGGCGGAACTGGCGCGCAAGGAAGCTCTGGACCCTTCGGCCAACATCCTGAACCACATCCGGTATATCTACGCGGACACCGCAGCCGGGGCCACCGACGCCCGCACGGCAGCGCACACCCTCCCGTACGAGATGACGGTGTTTCAGCACGTGGACAACTACGCATGGCGGGGCGGCGTCGACTACACGGTGGTGGGGCGCTCGATCATGTTCTTCGACACCCACACCCGCATCGGGCAGACGCCGATGGTGACCGGCGACGACTTCATTGGCGAGCCGGTCATCACTCAGTATGGTGCCGAACTGACAACGTACGTGGCGATGACGGACGGCAAGGGTCACTTCGGCGCTGCCGGGTACCCTGCGGAAACCGGCAAGCCCTTCGGAGTGGACCCCTACTACGGGGAGTGGGAAGTTCTGCATCAGGCGTACGACGAGAACGCTTCCACCCCGGATACGGAAGATGACAACGAGCCGTCGGTGGCAGAGATGTCGTCGCAGGCACGCAGGTCCTACGTTCAGGGAATGCGCCCGGCGCTTGTGGTCCGCATTCCTGATAACACCCGCCTTAACCCCAAAGGTGTGCTCACCATAGAGGACCTTGTGCCGGGTGTGTGGATTCCGTTGACGGCCAACCTGCCGGGTCGGACGATCAGCCAAATGCAGAAGCTGGATAACATGACGGTTGAGGAGACATCGGAGGGCGAGGAAATCAAAGTCACCCTGTCTCCGGCATACCCTGAGCGCTATGTTGAGGAAGCAGTGGAGACGCCATGACTGACCCGATTAGCTTTGACCCGTTCCTTGGATGGGTGGATGTCACCGACCCGGACAACGTACCGGAGGACGTGCGAACCATCACCGCGTCCGACCTGCTGCGTTACGAGAACCTTGGGGTCGCTGCCGAGGATAGGATCAACGCGCTCATAACCGACGTAGCTGGTCCACCGAATGCGCATACCCACGCGGGAGCGGACGTGGCATTGGTGACCACGACAACGCAGGGTGCCATGTCTGCGGCGGACAAGGTGAAGCTGGACGGAGCAACGTCCACAGTCACCGTCAGCCGTCTGGTCATCCGGGACGCCGACGGGCGTGCGGAGTTTATGACACCCACGGAGGATTATCACGCTGCGACCAAGGCATATGTGGATGCCGTCAGTCTGACCCAAACCGACACGGGCTGGCTCACCGTACCGCTGGCCGGGACGTGGACGCACTCGACGTCATTCGGCTCGGACGGTCTGAAGATCAGGGTCAAGAATGGCATCGCATTCCTGAGCGGACGCATCGAGAACGTCAACGCATGGATTCAGGGCGAGGTCATTGCCACGTCCATCTCATCCATCAACGCCGCCATCGACGCGCCGACGAACCGCGCTATCGGTGTCGCGTGTACGGTCCAGTTGGACGACAGCATCCTCGCCACAACCGCCGGTGGCCCGGGTGCCCTTCTCCTCTCCGCGTCATGGCCTACGTAAATGGCTCAGCAGGCACCGCGCGACGAGCGCGAATGGAGGGCGATGGTCGAGCGGAGCCTCCGCGACACCAAATCGAGCATTCAGCCCCTGATCAGGGATGCCGTCGGCGGGGTCGTGGACACCATCGACCTGAACACTTCCCGGCGTCCCACTGCGCCCATTGAACTGACGTACCAGACGGCGCTCTACATGGACACCGATGGCCGTCAGCGTGTGCGGTTCATGCTGGACTTCCCGGATGTCACCAAGGACACCGAAGCCAACGACATCGAGATTGCGCAGTACGAACTGTGGGGGAAGCCGGACGGCTTGGCGCTGCTGGCCGTCACCACCGATGCTGTGCCGGGTCTGGCCGTCCCGGGCCTGACCATGCCCGGACTGGCAGCCACGCCCTCCAACTTGGAGGCCGACCCGGCTGACCAGCCGTGGCGGCTGATGTCCACGAGCGAGGCGTCGTACTTCCGCACGGACGGCTTCCGCCCCAGTAGCACGTGGCGCTTCCGCGCCCGCGCCATCGGCGTCCAGACCGTCTACCCGGGTGAGTGGTCAATCGAGGTCGTCGTGCAGATGCTTTCTGACACCACGCCCCCGCCGCAGCCCAGCCCGCCGACCCTGTCCATCCAGCGCGGCACGATTTCCGTGGCGTGGGACGGGCAGTCAGTTTCCGGTGCGATGCCCGCAGACTTCAAGTACGCGGTGCTTGCGCACGGCACCGACTCCTCGCCCACGCATGAGATTGCCCGGTTCGGTCGTGGCGGCGGCTTCAAGGTCGTCGCCAACATCCCGTACTACGATCCTCAGTTCTTCCGGCTGCAGGCGTACGACGAGTCCGGGAACAAGTCCCCGTGGTCCGAGCAGGCCGTCGGGTACACGACCCCGCTGGTGGACAAAGACATCATCCTGTCCGAAATCGACGCCGCCGTCACGTACCTGCACAACATCGACGCGGGCGTTGCGATCCTGCCCAACACCATCCTCACCGAGCACCTTGTGGTCACGGAGGAGATGACGGCGGCGATTGCGAACTTCCTGCACGTGCGGGCGGACATGCTGGAGGCCAACGAAATCTGGGCCGATGAGGCATGGTTCGGCGTGGCCGATGCCATCCTCGTGCGCTCTGACATGTTCGAGGGCAAGGCGTTCGTGGGCGGCACATTCACGGGTGCCCTGTTCCAGACCGACGTGGAGGCCCTGACCGGGATCAAGTTCGACACCACCGGGCTGGTCGCATGGAACAGCGGCGGAGAACAGACCATCGAGGTTGATGCGACCGACGGCAGCGTTGAGATTCTGGGCGAGTTCCAGATCGGCCGCGTCAACGAGCCGTACGTCCTGCTGGCCAAGAACATCTGGGATGTATGGCCCGGCATCCGGTTCAAGATCGAGGACCCGTCCCTCGCCTACCAGCCGTCTATCTTCGCCATCGGTGATGTGGATGAAAGCTGGGAGAAGGGCGATCTCGTTGTCATGGGCGGGCAGTTGACTGCCAACTCAAGCCCGCGCGGTCAACTGAAGATTCAGAACCGGGGCGGGGACATCTTCTTGGAGCGTGGCTTCGGCGGCGCGATCAACGGTGTTGAGATTGGTGCTGACAACAGCCTTGCCCTGCGCGGGCACCTGAAGAACTACGTCACTTCCACCGTCATGCACGTGGTGACTTCGCAGACTGCGGTCGCGTCGGGCACGTTTACGGTCGCAATCACCCCGCCGCCGTACGGGCTGAAGCGCCCCATCATCTCACCGGACGGCTTGAACCCGGTCGACTACGCCACGCTCAACGCCACATCCAGCGGGTTCCAGATCAGGTTCGACGGCCCGGCAAGCAACAGCACATCATTCCACGGGATGATGATCTGGAAGGACGCATAGTGGCATCAGAGATTCAGACCCTGCTGGACGGCACCGAGGCGCTGGTCACCACCAACGGCACCGACATCGAGGTACTGGCCCTTGATGTCATCGCCTCCTACTCGGAGCTTCTGGGTGAGCCGGACCCGGTGCAGACCGTGGCGCTGATCCGTAAGGCGATGGCAACCAAGGACCACTCGGGTTTGTGGGGGCCACTGTACGAACATCTCGCGGCAGGGCTGGGCGAACTGGTGGACGCCGGGGTGCCGCCCGAGTTCATGCCTGACCTGCTGGAGGAGGCCACTGGTTCGCCGGTCCCCGGGCGGGAGAAGGTGCATGGGCTGCGGAGTGCACAGGCGGCGGCGAAGGGCAGGCTGGGAACTGCGACGGTCACAGGCAAGGATGCTGCCGAGTTGCGTGCACTACTGAAGGGCCGGGAAGGCAGGCTGAAGGGCGGGCGTGCTGCGTTCCTGAAGTCCGTCGCCCCGCCCCGCAAGGAACCTGTCAGCACTGCCGCGCCACTGTTCAGCGATGAGTAAGGTGCAATCAGCAGTTGGTCGACCAACTGCTCGGATGGAGGGCAATCATGGACAAGTCGGTTGATCTACAGGCAGTAATTCAGAAGTTGGCGGTCAAGATCGCCAATGTCGAGCTTCGCAATTCCATGTTGGAAGTCGCCCTAGAATCAGCGCGCGAGGAAATTGCGCAACTGAGGTCGTCAATTCCGGCGGAGGCGGCGACAACATAAGGAAAACACCACCGACGGGACCGTCCGTGGCTTACAGTGTGAAATGAGGGGGCAAATATGACAGGAAGCCGGTGGCGTCAGAGACGCCCGGAGCCGCACTCGGGGATGATGTTCCGGGAGCCGAAGGCAATTAACGGTGCGCAGGTCATCACCAACTTTGCTGCAGCGGGGGCTGGGATCATGGCGGTCATAGGGGCGGCACCCACCTTCGTAACAGGTCAGGTCGGCCCGCTGTTGTCGGTGA